AGGTCATCAAATAAATCTCTAGCTTCTTCTAGTGTTATAGTATCACCCATTTTAACTTTATCTCCATTTGGGTAATATGTGTTTCCTATGCCTATGGTAGGCACACCTGCACTACACTTATATGCATTCAATCTAATACCTTCAAACTTAATTATCAAATCTTTTCCCTCTTGACTTATTTTCATATATCTTTTAATTTTTGTAAATATTTAAAATGTGCTAATGTTTCACATTTATACTCTCCTAAATTTATTGTTTTACCTTTTATCATTATTGATGAACGCCACTTATTATTTTTAGTTCTTGATACACCAGTATATATTGAAGTTTTATTTTTATAATTTTTAGATGAATTTTCTCTTTGTGTTATTAACCTTAAATTTGATAATTTGTTATTGTCTTTATTATTATCTATATGGTCAATTACAATATCTTGTTTTCCGTTTGGTTTATGATTTAAAAAACATATAGCTACAAGTGTATGTACTTTATAATATTTTCTTACATCATTAACACATAAACAAACAAAATGATAATTATTACCATCCAACTTATTAATTAATATTTTTTCTTTAGTGTAATAACTACCCTGAGGTCTAAATATAAACCTACTTAAACTTTTAACCCTACCTAAATTACTAACTTGGTAGTAATTTTCATAATTAGGTACACTTTTCCAAATTTCTTCTTGCATATCTTTGCGTTTAAATTAATGCGTTTAAAAGATAATGGGGAAACCGTAAACGCTTCGGTGTTCAACAGGGTAATTACTTCCTATCTATCCCCACACAAATATAATTAAAATTCTTCTGATATTTTCATTTAACTACAAATAATGTTAATACACCTACACTTATTAAGTGTGCTATTTTACTGCGTTTTTTTCGCTTCTGAACGTCTTTATTTAAATCTACTATACTATCTTTCAATTTATCGTTTACTTTGTTCTGAACGTCTATAATAGTATCTAATTGTCCTATCAAAGTATCTTGCCATTTAATGGTATAATCTTGTTGTTCTATTACTGAATCTTGAAAAGCTATTATTTTAACTGTATCGTTATTTTCTTTAGCTATTATTATACTATCTCTATAAATTAAAACAGTGTCCTTAAAACGTCTTATTTTAGTCTTAAATACAATTGTATCTTTATATAATGTATCTAGTCTTTGCTCTAACTTAGTGATGTATCTTACTTCATTTGGTAAAGTTGGCTGTTTATGTAGAATTAACCATGCTACAACTAAAAACAATACACCTATTAATATTTTTTCTAACTTCATTTTTTTAACTTTTCACTTATCGAATCAGTTACTTTAGTACCTAATGCAACACCTACCATAGTAACAAACACATCATAACGAAAACCTTCTTTGTATAAGTCGTAAATAATCATATACACTACTAACAACCACGCACTAAACATTGTTAAAGAGGTGCGAGAATAACGTAATTTGTCATTCTCTAACTTCATTAAAGTATCTTGAACTAACTTTTTAAAGATACGCTTCACTTCTTAATGTCTTTGAATAGTTGAACAAATGCCTCTGCGTTTGCTTTCATAGTTCTTTCAGCGTGTCTAATTGCCCTAGATAGTTCTTCAAACTGTTTATTAAATTGTTCGAATTTTAAGTCCATAATTCGCTCTAAATTCTCAATTTCAGATGGCATCTTTTCATTTAGATTTTCTATCTTACCCTCTAATTTCATAGTTCTATCAGATAGCTTCCAATGTTCTTTCTCTAAAGCCTTGTATCTAGTATAAACATCTCTAAGGAAGTACCCGACTACACCTAATAATGATGTTACTATGTATTGGTAAGTTTCCATTCTATACTAGTTCTTCTGATGTCCAGTTAGCACCCTCGCAAATTACTAACATTTCTTCTCTAGTGTAAGTTGTGAAAGAGTCGCCCTCAACTATGAAGTATTGCCCATCTAATGAACGTCTTACTGTATTTGCGTTTTGTAATCCTGTACATTGTGAATAATCAAATGTATCAATCTCGCTTATTGGTCTAATATCGTACCCCATTTTTATAATTTTTTAATTGTTAATATTGTAATCCTGCACCACTATTATATAATTGTGTTACTTCTGATGCTGTTAATTCTCTGTTAAATACTGATATTTCATCAACTAACCCATTATACCAAAAACCATTTGTCCTTGCACCTAATTTAAATGGTTTTGTATTACTTATTGAACCTGTTAATGTATTACTTATAACTGTTTGAGTATTCAAAGCGTTATCAACATATACTTTTAACCCTGAAGAATCTTTACTTCCATCATAAGTCATTACAACATGATACCAAGTAGAAGTAGATAATGTAGCTGAATTTTCAATAGCTAACCAATCAGGTGCATTTAAGTCATTTGAAAGTGTAAATCTTATATTACCACTTGATGTTATACCAAACCAATAACCATTAAAAGGTGAAGCATTAGAGGCTTTTCCTAATGGTACACTAACAGATGTTACACTATTTGCATTTAACCAGAAACTAATTGAAAATGCAGTGCTTCCATCAAAATCTAAGTTGTTACCCATATCAACAGTGTCATTAACACCATCTAAACTAAACCCATTGTTTATAATTCCTGTTCCGTAAGTAGTACCATTAAGAAGTGTACCGTTATAGTTGCCTAGAGCATCATTTGGAGTGTTGTCTGCTGTATAGTAAGCTAATAAGTCCGACCACAAAGGTAGTATACCTGTTGGATATTGTTTTCCTGCTCCTGAGTTATACAGTTCTGTTACTTCTGATGCTGTTAGTTCTCTGTTCCAAATACCTACCTCGTCAACTAATCCGTTAACAAATTTAGTCGAATTGTACTTACTACCTATTCTTGGACTACTACCAGCCTCCCAAGAAAACCATGAAACAGCTGTTATATGCAACACATCAAATGTCCCATTTAAGTAAAGAGATATATTACCTGCACCATCATAAGTTACACATAGATGATTCCATGAACCCAAAGTAATATTGCTTGTTGACTGAACGTAGTAATTCTGACCTGCAAACCAAAATTGAAATTTATTAGCCCATGTAGATAAAGATGTTCCTCTTGAACCACTAGCATTACATAATACCCAAGACTCAGAAGTTACAGATGTTTTTACCCAACAAGAATAAGAATGTGGTTGAGAACTACTAAAACCTAATGAATTTGGACTTAACTGCACATAATCATTTACGCCATCAAATGAAAAACCGTTATTAATAATTCCAGTCCCGTATGTAGCACCATTAGTAAGTGTACCGTTATATGTACCCAAAGCATCGTTAGGTGTGTTATCTGCTGTGTAGTAAGCTTGTAGTCCATCCCATAAAGGATTGCCTGAAGCTTGTAATATATAAGGATTAATTAAAAACATATTATGCTCTATTACCTATTAATGTAACTTTTAAACCTGCTTCTGTTGCACCTCCACTAATAGCATCTATATCTATTGTAATCTCTGCATCATCTGCTAATGCTGAATCACTAATCACTGCTGGTGTAGCTGCTGTTGTAGAAGTCTTTTCAGTTGCATCAATAGTTAATAATGTAGATAATATTGAAACACCACCCTCGTTAATATCTATTGTTGTAGTTCCTGAAGTAGAACCTGCAGTGCTTAATGATGCTCTTACTTCTGTTACAGTCATAGCGAAAGGCATTCTAAAAGTTAACTTTGCAGTCCCTGTTGTTAATGCTGTTGTTTCATCACTTACAGCTACTTGAATAACCTCTTGCATTACTTCAGCACCTGTTACATACTTTGAGTCATATGTACTACCATTATAATCAGATACTATTAGTAAATCGTTAGCTTCTAAATTAGCTGCTTTTGCTGTTAATTGACTTATTTTCTTTGTTGCCATTTTTTATCTTTCGTATTTTGTTTGTCCAAACCAACTATTATCGTAAGCTAAACCGAAACCTCCCCAGTTTAAACTTAAATCTTCTGTTATTGCAGTACCATCTGCTTCATCTAATAGTAAGAAACTATCATTTTCATCTACTATATTATCTCCATCATCTGATTGTTTACCAAATCCAATTAGATTATATACCGCTTCTCCCCACATATTTAATTAACCTTTTTATTATCTTTTTGTTGCATTAACTTAATTGCGTACTCCTGCAATTTTTTAACGTCTTTAGCTTTCATTTTATACCTATCTCTCATAAATACCAGCCTCCTATATTTGTGTTACTAATTGGATAAACGTCTGCACCTGAGTTCGTGTGATATTCAGGAAAAGAACTTGAGTTAAAACTCATATAATCTACAAATCTTTGTGAATAGTTCTCTGCTGTTATCCTTTGCTTTTCAATTAAAAAGTCTACTTCATTCTTTTGTACCGTTTCAGAACTTTCTGCTGTATGTTTAAACACTCCTTTGTTAGCTACTGTATAAGCACTAAAAGGTAAATACTCAACCATCGCCCAATGAATCAGCATTTGCTTAACATAGTTGTTTAATAAGTCTAAATAAACACCTGACAATGTACCTGCTTCAATGTCTGATTTTAACCTATTAAGTAAATCAGTACCTAGATAATTCTGAATGTGTATATCTTGAGCAATTTTAATGAACTGAATGAATTTATCAGTATCAGTATTTCCATCTAGTGGTGTATACTTAACAATATCTGCTCTTTCTATTAATAATACTTCTGCCATTATTTAACGTCTTTTGGTAAATTCTTGTTATTTGGGCTAAAACCTTTTAAAGGTAAGTTGTTAGGGTAAACACTAACCTCAAATGGATTAGTAACTTTAAATCCTTTAATCTCTGCTGCTCTAGTACCTATCTTTTTCCATTCAGGATTATCTTCGTTCAAGTCGACCATCATAGTAACTCTTTGCCATTTATGATGGCATCTTGCACCTCCCTTATACTTAAAAATATCGTAAGTATCAGAACCAAACTCTCCAAATCCTTTGTTTACTGCTACCGATGCCATCTTATCAATATCTTCTTTTCTATATAGTTTACCTGCATTCATCATAGCCTTGCAGAATTCTCTTTCAGGTGTCTTATTTCCAGTATATTTATACCTTACTTTAAAGAACCTATCCTTTACTTGTTTATCTTGCTTACTTCTTGCTGTTGGTCTTGCAGTTCCTGTACTTACAAAGTTCCAAACCTTAGACATTAAAGTAGGCTCTTCTTTAGTTAATTCAGATTCTAATTCTTCTAAATAAGCATTCAAAACATCTTCATCTTCTACTTCTTCAACATCTCTTTCATCTATTACTATGTAGCCCTCAGGAATATCCTCCCCTATCTCGTTTAAGTAATCTTCTAAGTTGAATTGTTTGCTTAATTGTGTAGGTTCTTCTGACTTTTCCCCCTCAAATGGATTTAAAGTTTTAAAGTATAAGTCTAAAGATACACCGTTATACTCTAAAATACTATCAAACGCATCTAACAACATTTCTTGAAATGGTTTAATAACCATATTGTCAAAAAGATTAAAAGAGTTTTGCAATTCATCAGCATTACTTGAGAATCCTGTTGATGTAGCAATACCAAAAATAAGTGGACTTGTTACAGAATGCGATAACATGATTTTACGCATACACTCCTCACTTAAATATTGGTAATGCTCAGGTGCATCATTTAAAGGAATATCATCAACTGTAATAGCTGTATCTTTATTGTCATTAAATGAAACTATTACCTTTTGTCCTTTTGACCCTGTTAACGTTTGTTTAATCTTAGCATTTATGAAACTTTGTTGTTCCTCAGTAGGGACTCCATTATTCACATTAATAACCTTAGTACCACTAAAGCCATTTTGTACCTCGTTAATTAGATAATCAGATATCTCTTCTTCTAATAATGTGTAGTCTACACCACCTTGATAATCTACGTGAGCAAAGTATTTCATACCTGCCGAATAAGGCTGTATATACAACACCTCAACGCTTTCATTTGAAGTGCCAAACGCAGGTATTCTTTTAGGCTCGTAGTTTCTTACATCGTTCCAATTATCACTAAAATAATATGCTTCTACATCTCCATATTCATTACACTTTTCAGGTGCTAATAAATTAACTGGAATATGATATGCTTTCTTAACTAGCTTTCTATCTTTAGAATAATGTACTTGAATAGCACATTTACCGAATAG